GAGGGCTGTATCTGTTCCGCTTGCTCCAGCATCGTTTCTGCCCAACCAGAGGTCCGGCACAATATCAACTTGGCCATAATCGCTGATGTAAGTGACAACTGACAATTTCAAGATACCATCTTTAACATCTTGGTTGAAATTAAAATCACTGTTTGCAGTGGTAGACCTGGTATAGTCGGTTATTTTATTTACCAAAGCTGGTCCTGCGAAAAGTCTGAAAGAACCTTTGGAACCTGAAGCAGTGTAAACAGCCTGAAGAAGTCCACGGAAAGCAGACTCAGTCAAAGAACCGATAGAAACACGGGAACCACTTACTGCACGGAATCCTTGCTTTAAGGATGTGTCGAAAGTGTTACCTGTTGCTGTTGGGTCAGACCAAATACCAAGTCCGCACATTTTAGCACCAGCGGAACTAGTACCGGCAGACTGATCGTTTCCTGATCCAATAGCAGTTTCCAAACTATTTTTAAGTTGGATAAGACTCTTAGCCTGAGAAGCGGCGAAAAGAGATCCACCTGGAGCGACATCGACCATTTCAGCCTGGCGGGATACTGCGAAGATATCTCTGAATGTGGCCACCCGGTTAGACAAACGAGCACGGGTGTCGATCAAGTTAGCGGCGTCTGAAATAGTTAAGTCAGCACCATCGATGTTTCCACCTGATCCTACTGGATCGGCGAGTGAGTCAACCAACCACTCATTAAGAGTTGCTTTTGGAGCGGCGGATTGTGGGATTGTACTGTAGATTGGGGTCTCCTGTGGTGAAACGGTACGGAGAACATTTTCCAAATTCTCTCTCGAGCCCTTTGAACTGGTTACATTGTAGCTTGTTGCAATAGCCATTTTGAGTAATTCCTTATTTTAAGATTTTAAATTTTATTCCGCTAGAAGTGCGGCTAGATCGTTTTCCGAGAGTCGTTTACGCTCCAAAATCTTTTGTTTCTGTGCAGTCTTCCGAGTGACTGAAGTTTGAACGGGTGGGCTGAAATCTCCCATTGTCGGTGGAGGTGCTTTGGCTACCTTCTTGGCTTTCAGTTTGGCCGTCTTGGCCGCCTGGTCCGCCTTGATCGCTTCCACTCCTCTTACGAGGGTGGCCGCTATGAAGTCGCCGTTTGGAAGGGCATTTAAAACATTAGCATACTGACTTTTAAGCTGATTAAATACGCCTCTGCGTTCTTCAGCGATGTCACTGTCTACTGTTTCAGAAATCCACGGATGCGTGTTAATCGTATCCTGTTGCCATTGAGCGGCTGACTGAAGATGCTGTGCCCTTTCGGGGATCTTCTCGGTCAGGTATTCGTCTGCCTGGGTAAGAATGTTTCGAATATCATCATCCGAATACTCTCTTCCATCGACTTCCACAAAGTCCTTGCCTATGTGTTGAAGTGCAAACTTCTTGGCGGCAAGTGCTTCCTTCCTCAAAGTCTCCAGGGCTTGAAAGTCCTGTATCTCTTCGAGTGCCGGTTGGCTGGTTTCCGATTGCTTCTGAGGGTTGGCTTTTAGTGCTTGAATCTCGGCTTTAAGAGTGTCAACGACCTCTTCAGCGGTCTTCGCTCTAGCTGTGAGCTTCCCTACCTGTTTAAGTAGCTTTCCTACGGCCTTGGGCGGTTCCTCCGCCTCAGATTCATCACTTTCCTCCTCATTCGCTACCTCTTCCATTTCCTCCTCCTCTGATTCATCAGACTCGGTTGACTGTAAAAGAACATCTTGATCCTGGTCGGCTTCCGTATCTGTGGGCTGAGTCTCGGACTCGGCGATCACCTCGGATTCCTTTTTCGCTTCACTCTCCTCGACTTTGTCAACGAATGATGCCGTTAACTCTTCGAGTGTCGTAATGCTTTGCGTTGGTTGTGTTTCTGCTTCTGTTGTACTACCCGAAGCCTCGGTTGTTTCTGTATCTGCCATTTTCCTGCGTTTGGTAAGTTCGCACTCTTGCGGTTCTGCATACCGACATGGTACGCCACCTCTGATTATGACAGGGGGTCGGATAAATTACTCAGGAGACTTTAAAAATCTTCCAATTGTCTTTATAGACTTCGTGCTTGGCTTTCGATTCAGGGTTGTGCGGATACAATCCGATCCGTTTTGCTCCGTCTAATTCCATGCATGGAATGTTATAAAAAGTGTTCAGTTCCTCGACATAGGCCACTAGGACATCTACCTTCGTGCAATCGATTGTTTCTTTGCCGGTCGAACCTCGGCAAGTTGTGACCATGTATCTGCCTAATCCCGTTCGGTTTTTATCTTTAGACTTTGATTCTGTCCCCTTAATTTGAATCTTAAAAATCTTCCCCGCCGTGTTCATCACCAGGCAGTCCTGTGGCAGATAATCGCCTAATGGTACAAAAACTTCTAACCCATGCTCGAGGGCTTCCGAAAAAAACTTCTGCTCGTAGAGGTTACCCTTCCTCTTCATCTTCGTCATCATCATCGAGCACCATATCGCACTCGAAGTCGACAACATCCTCATCCAGCCACTCCTCGAGATCCTCCATTGCGATTTTAGCGATCTCCGTATCCTCAATGTCGGACTCTTCGATCCAACGATTGATTAATGCCCTGTGGGCGTTTTTAAATTGCTGGTGTTGAGTCAGCTTCGGCATTATCTAACGCCTCCAATATTCGGGTAAGTCCTGCAATCTCACCCGATAAACGGGCAAGTTTCTGCGGATTGTCCACATGAGTATAGTCCTGAAAATCAACCAGGCACATATCCCTCTGTTCTTTAATAAAGTCCTTAATCACTACCCACTCGGTTTGTTCACCGAGTCCGGCAACTGCATCTCCTAATGTCATTTTTTCCTTCTTACGGGTTTTACTCTTCTGCCCATCCCTACCTTCGATTTCTCAGCCTTCTTTCGTTTCAGTTGGCTTTTACTCATCTCCGATTTGGTCTTGGGTGTTTTACTCGAAACTCTTTTGGTTGGCCGGCAGTATTCATTCGACTTACCCTGACCGCATGGTTTGCCGGTCCGTGTATCCTGCCATTTCTCAGCATCCCATCGTTTCAACGATGTACCCTTGGCAGTCTTGCGAACCTGTCCCTTCGACTTCCGGCACTTGGCAATCTGTTGCGATGCTCGAGCACTCGGGAATACCTTTACCCGAGCCTTTACCTTTTTATAACAAGCGTCCTTTGGCATATTACCACTTTTTGCAGGACCAGTATCCTGCTGTTAGCTTTGATTTCTTCTGATCGCACTTATGCCTAGCTCGAAAGGATTTACGGGCATCAGGATTAGATTTACGAATCTTCATGTTTGCATCCCCGTAACGAATTGTCCTTGTCTTGCCATTCTCCGAGGCAAGTACGACAAATTTCTTCTTACCATAACCAGGTTCACCCTTTCGGATGCGTCTAGGGGAGTTGACCTTACTTGGTTTTCCGTTTGCCATACTTTACTTTTTTACCGGTCTTTTTGGCATAAGATTTAGCTTGTGCCATACCTTTGGGGGTGTAACTGAATTTCTTTTTTCCTACTCCTGGCATAATATCTTCCTTTCGATTAACCGGCTACTGATGTGCCTGGTACATTGCCGGGGGCAGTACCTAATTGACCAATCCTGGCGTTCATTTGTTGCTGTTGTTGAAATTCTAACTGACCAGCATATGTCTGAAGTCTCTTCGCAAAGTTTTCATCGGATTGCAGGCGTTCCTGCACATCGGTCGCCGGTATTGCTTCGCTTCCCTGAATATACGATTGTAATACCTGAAGCCTAAGTTGTGGATTCGCTCCATTTTCAGGGGCATTAACAACCTGACCCGATGCGATCTTTGCGATGTCGTTCGATGTTTCAATAATCTCCTTTGTGGTAGCCTCCTGCGATGGCATGATTAACTGATTGGCAAGGTTCGGATCAATCGCCTCAATCACCTTGCGAAGATAAATATCAAATCTGCTCACGCCCTGACGATCATAGGTTGCCATTAACTTACCTATCGTATCCAACTTCTGAAGAACCTTCTCCTCATCTTGGTTCATGCTGTTCCAGGTAATATTAAAATCATACACTTCAGCAGTCTCATCCATCATAAGCATTGCTCCCTGCTCATTGTTGGTAACCCGAAACCATATCTGCGGTCCGCCATATGTGCGATCCAAGCACCATATGCGATTCAATACCTGCTTCCATCCCTCAAGCC